AGACTGGTTAAAATGGGATTTAAGGAGTTCAAGTGTTACTCAGAGTGGTTTCTGTAGTGGAGGTATTTAAGAAAATAATATATAACTAATAAATAAAAATGACAATTATGAAAAATGACAAAAGAGAAGTAATAAGAAGACCTGAGGAAAGTGATAATAGAACTGAAGGTAGTGATATAGGAAGTTCTATAGGGTCTAAAAATACTGTAAAGAAAGGGAAAGATAATAAGAAAAAAAATGCTGTAATAATAGCAGTAGCTGTGGTGATAGTATTAGCTGTGACTACGATGATATTTGCATAAATAGTAAGGAAGAAATGAGGATAAGTAAGGAAGGATTATATTTAATTAAGAGATTAGAAGGTTTCAGGAATCATCCCTATTTGGATAGTGCTAATGTACCTACTATTGGTTATGGGTTCACTTTCTACCCTAATGGGGAGAGAGTTAAGATGAGTGATAAACCAATCACTAGGGTAGAAGCTGAAGAAATACTATTTGAAGTGGTTAAAACTTTTGCGGATGCAGTAGAGGATGCAGTGGAGACAGAATTAACTCAGAATCAATTCACAGCACTGGTAAGCTTTGCCTATAATGTAGGTGTATATGCTTTTAGAGATTCAACTCTATTGAAGAGAATAAATGAGAACCCCAAACACCCAGATATAGAGTACCAATTCAGTAGATGGAATAAAGCTGATGGTAAGGTATTGAATGGGTTAGTAAGAAGGAGAAAGAGTGAATACTATTTATATAAAAAATAAGATATGGCAATACAGAAACACTTACCTGCTACACCCTTTCAAATAAAGGTCTTAGATAACTATTACTCCAACGGTTTCAATGGCTTAAAAGCATATTGCGACGCAAAAAATATAGCTATTCCTAAGAATTCAAAAAAGAGACAGATTATTCATTCATCTTTCTCACAAGTAAAGAGTAAGAACCCAAAGTATATATCAATACTGGAAGAAAAAAACGACAAAAAATACGGTAAAATGAGAGATAAGCTAGTAAGTAAATTAGAGGGTGTGGCTACTATTTATGATGAGATGGTAGAATTAGCCCTTAAAGATGAACTCAGTGAGGATGAGAATAAGAAATTCCATAGACTGAAATCCATAATGTCTACAAGAGATATGAATAAGGCAGTAGAAGTACTGGGTAGATTAACTGGAAGCTTTGAACCTCAGAAGACAGAAATAACTAACACTTTCAATGTAGAGTGGGGTGGGGCTTCACCAAAATTAAAGGATGCTAATAAACCAATTATAAATGCTGATTATGAAGATGTAGATGAAGAGAGTGATGATGAGTAGATGAAGTACCTCATTCAATTATTGTAAAAAACACCCCTCTGTTATGTATATAGTAGTATACAATGTATACGATGAAAAATACAGCACAAGTATTGGTAAGATTACCAAAGGAACTGAGAGAGGAGATAGAAGGTAAGGCTAAATCTTTAGGGATAGGAGTATCTACCTATATCAGAATGGAACTTACAAAATTGATGAAGTAAATGAATGTACAATTATATACACCTTATCATAAACAGGTTCAAGTACATAAAGGATGTGCTGATGAATCCCATCTTATTGATGTAGTTAATGCTTCAAGGCAAACAGGTAAGACAATGTTAGCCCAAAATCAAGCTATAAGGTGGGCTTTAGAGAAAAAAGATGTAACTATAATGTGGGTGAGTCCTACATCATCTCAGACCACTAAAGTCTACAAAAATATAATAAAGACCATAGGTGATGCACCTTTCATACTCAGCTATAAACAAACACAGGGAGACACTGAGATAAGGTTTACTAACGGTAGTATAATAAAGTTCCGAAGTGCAGCAGCAGAGGATAACCTAAGAGGCGAGACTGTAAACTATATGATTCTAGATGAAGCAGCTTTTATAAAGGAAGCTACATTCTTAGAGATTCTACTACCTATGCTTAATGTGGCAGGTAGAAAACTACTTATAATTAGTACACCTAAGGGTAGAAGTAACTGGTTTCACAAATACTACTATAAAGGTGTAAGTGGGGTGAAAGGATTTAAAGCATATCATTTCAACTGCTATACAAATCCATTTGCAAACCCCTCTATTATAGAGATAGCTAAGGCTAACATGCCTGATTTGATGTTTAGGCAGGAGTATCTAGCCGAATTTGTTGAAGGTGGCAGTATTATTCCAAATATTGAAGAACTGTGTGTAAGTGAGATGTTGATGCTTCCTAAGAAGGGGGAGAGATACTATGCAGGGTTAGATTTAGCATTAAGAAATGATTACACAGTATTTACAGTGGTAGACAGTGAAGCAAACTTAGTCTTCTATGACAGATTTAATAGGGTCTCAGCACCTGAATTAAAGGAGAGGATAGTGAAGAATATTAAGCTGTGGAATCCAGAGAATACAATGATAGAACTGAATAACATGGGTGGGGTAATATTTGATGATTTAAAGGAACTGTATGGACTTAAAAAGCTTCAAGGGTTCACTACTTCTAATAAGAGTAAGAATGAAATCATTAATAAACTACTTAACCAGTTTAGTAATAAAAATATAAAGCTTCCAGATGACGAGACTTTAAAGGCAGAACTTGAAGTATTTGAGATGAATATCAGCCCTAATGGGACTATCAGATTTGCAGCAGCACAGGGTTTTCACGATGATATAGTGATGTCCTTAGCAATAGCCCAAGAGTCTAGAAGGAATGGTAGTAGACACAGGTTCGGATTAAAAATGGTTAAGTAAATGGAGATAAAGAATTACAAACTGAGGGATTTTTTAGAGATAAGAGGTAGTGAGATTGAGAGATACACTAACCTCTTAAAGTATTTAGACCCTACGCCAACTAAACATGAAATAAAAGATTTGACTTTCAGGGAAGTAGAGAGTATAAAGCAAATCATAAGAGATTCAGATTCTCTACCTGAGGTATTTAAATATATGCATGGGATTGATGAAGAGGAGTTCCTGAATCTAAAAGTAGTTGAATTCTATGGAATGTATAATTACATAACTAAGCAATTAGAGAACCTTATACACATGGAAGAACGGGAACTGATACCAGAACATTCAGATTATAAATGGGAAGCTGTGGAAGGTTCTGAGAGACTGTCAGTGATGGGTATACTTCCTACTATTGACAAATTAGCCCAAGGTAATATTTTACTGTATGAAGAGATACTAAGCCTTCCTTATTTGACCGTATTCAATAGACTTAGAATGGATAAAATAAAAGGGGATATAGAACATGATATGAATAAAATTAAAGAACCTAAAACAGATTAAAAGATATGTATAACAAAATTAAAGATATAGCAGAAGTTAATAACTGGATATTCAAATATGCTAGGAGAGACTATCAGAACTTAGTAAATGAGGTAGACAATGATAATACATTCCTATTCTTAGACCCAGTTCAGACTGCTAATGAATTTGATGAATATAATAATCCAGTAGCAGTGAATTATTCAGGTAGTTTCTTACTGCTAAAAGCTTCTGATTTTGACCAAGATTATGAGGGTAGATATGTAGAACATATTAAGCCCCTAATAGATTCAACTCTTAAACAAATTACTGAGAGTATAGCCTGTGATGAGAACCTAAATATACAATCATGGAATACTACTGAGGTAATCAATTTATTTGATATGAATCTGGATGGGATAGCAGTGAAATATACTGTAATTGATGTATAAATTCTTTGAGGATTTGTTCTAAAAAAATAGAGTGAAATCTATGGGATTAGTGATTATTACTAGTCTCATTGAGTTTTAAATAATTTCAACATAAATGATGTATATAATTTATATTAATAGAAATAGTAATTAATGATTAGTAGTAGAGATATATTAGAAGATGAAGTAGGATTACTTATAGATGATATTATTCAAGTTTATGAGGAATCAGGAAAGAAGGTTACTGGTCAATTTAGTGAGGGGTTAGAATCTAAGGTCACTGATAATAAGATAGAATTATTTGGTTATCCCTATTTGGCAGGTAGACCTAAGGGTAAAATCCCCCCAGTAAGTGCTATTCAGAAATGGGTAGAAGATAGAGGAATTAACTCTCTATCTTTAGATGCTTCTGGTTTAGCATGGGCTATTGCAATAAAGATAGCTAGAGAGGGTACATCAGATGAATCACATTTACCTATATATGAGGAAGTACTAACCCCTTCTAGAATGGATTATATAATAAGTAAAGTCAGTGAATTTCATGCTATACAATTTGTAGAAGAGATTACACTAAGAATAACCGCAATAAGTCAAAAATACACGAAATAATGATAACAATACAGAAAGAACCTTCAGGAATATACCCTGCATATAATGATTCATACCTACACTTTGATACCTCATACACATCAGATGATAGGGCTTTAATCAATATAGATAATAAATACAATTTTACAATATACCCAGACCCACAGGGGGATTATTTATTCAATATGAGAGAGGTGGTGAAAGCTATTATAAATGGGAATAAATTTGAGGATAATATAGATTATTCACTATCAGGGTGGGGATTCTCAGATGAGTCACTGTATAAGGCTATTGATGTAGAGATTACAGCCTATGGTGATGGTTCTACTTCTACTTCTAATACTACATACACTTTTAATAAAGCAGTTAAGCAGTATGGTGATACAGAATTAACTAACCCTTATCAGCTAATGCTACCCTCTAAAGATGGTATAAATTATTATCTAACCTACTTTGAGGGCTATCCTATGGAGATTCCTTTCAAGTATTTAGATTCTACTGATTCAATCACTATTAAAAATGAGAGAACTGAACAGATAACTAATGCATTTAGCCCTTCTAATGATAACCCTTACAGACTCTTCATAGATAAGGGTGCTTCTAACTGGAACTCATCAGGTATATTAGAATTACCAGATATGATGAGTAGATTATTTATAAGGGAATCAGGAGTAAATAAGGCAGTGATAGAACTCACTAAGAAAGCTAATAAATGTGGTAAGTATTTGAAGTGGTTTAATTCTGATGGTTCTTACTCTTACTGGTTATTCAATCAGTGGTATAAAAAGGATTACTCAGGTTCTGAAATTGATAGAACTAACACAAACAATTTTAATAATGTATATGGTAATCAGGAAGGTATAACTAGAATCACTGGTAAAGCAGGTGAGAGAGGTTTAAAGCTTAGAACAGCAGTTACTGAGTATGAGAAAGACCATTTAGTATCACTAGTCACATCCCCTGTAGTCTGGATGTGGAGTGAGGAATCACCTTACCAAAATGGTGAATGGATTAAAGTGAAGCTGACCAGTAAAGGGTTTACATATGCTAATAAGAAGGCTATCAATCAATTACAAGTGGATATACAGCTTCCAGAAATAAATACACAAACATTATAAAATGGAAGAAATATTAAGAATAGAAAATCAGCAGGTAGACCTAATACCAAATACTATAAGAAGAACCATTCAGATTAATGATTTAGGGAGTGCAGAGGGTAGAGAGAGTTCATATTCTCAGACTGTAAAGCTTCCTAAGACATCCAGAAATCAAAGAGTATTCAACTTCTTAGGGGTATCTGGTAATATGAGTGATTCCCCTTATCTTAAATTATCATGTGATTATGTGGTAGATGGTATTCCTCTTATCATAAAGGGTTATACTGAGGTGAAATCTACTGGCAGTCACTATGAAGTGGTTATTTATGATGGGGTGATAGACATAGCTGAAAAATTGAAGGGTAAAACACTTGGAAGTTTGGACTACTCTGATTTAAACCACTACCTGTCAAGGGCTAACTATTTAAACAGCTTTGATAATACAGAGGGTTATATCTATGCCTTAGGTCGTTTTATTGATGAAGAGTTTATAAGTGGCATAAGGGCAGAAAGACAAGTACCAAGTGTATATACTCATACTTTATGGGATAAGATATTCTCTGAATTAGATGTAAATTACACAGGGGAATTCTTTGAAAACAATACAGATTTTAGAAGTGAAGTGGTCACACCCCCTCAGGGATATGAAGTGGAAGATATTACACCTACTGTCAACTCTATTGGTAGTTATGATACTGATACAGCTTCTTATTTAGAAAATAGTAATACCCCTATTTTTACAATATTCAATACATTAGGATTTGATACCACATTCAATGATAGTAGGGTCACTTTTGGAAGTAATGGAGTAATAACATTCAATCAGACTATGAGTACTGAAATACTTATAGATACTACTTACAGTGTAGCTACTACTGGGTACTATACAATTAGGGCAGTGCTGAATGATATTACTATCAAATCAGAGGTATTAAATCATGGGCAGAGTTCTGTCAGTCTATTGGTGAATTTATCAGTAGAAGCAGGGGATGAATTTTACATCACTACCACAGCTAATGACACTGGTTTTGTTAGTGGTCCTACTGAGACAGAAGATGGTAGTTCAAATATTACTTATAATGTAAACTACACAGTAGAAGCTTCTGTAAGCATCTCAGTGGTCACAGGAGGATTCCTGGTAGACTTTAATAAGATGATGGGTGATTTACCTCAGGTAGACTTTATTAAGGATGTAATGCAGAGATACGGTCTAATATTTAGACCTGCTAAGAATACAGATGGTTATGAGTTCATTCAGTTTATGGATTTACTAACTGATAAAAATAATGCTGAAGACTGGTCTGATAAGTTGGATGGGGTTAGTAAGGAGAAGTATGGTGTACCTTATGCCAAAGAAAACAAGGCTACTTACTCATACCATGAGGATATAGTAATACCTACACATGATGGTTCACTTCTTTTAGATAACGAAAATCTAAAACCTGAAAAATCCCTGTTTGATAGCCCTTATGAGATACCTACTACTGGTATAAAGTACAGGAATGAAACTATGTACCTGCACCCAGTTTGGGAGAAAGAGACAGAGGATGGTGAGGAAGTAATCAAAGTGAAGGATTCCCCTATAAAAACATTCAGGATAAAGAGAATAAATAAATCATTCTCTGCACAGTACTTCAATGATGCTAACCTAATCAATATAACTGATGAAATCCCTTATTTAACTCTGGAAAACATGAGTATGCAGTACTTCTTAGATACTTATTACCCTGCTTACAAATTGGTAATAAATAGATTCAAGGAGATAGATGTCACATTAAATCTTAGTTTGATTGATGTACATGATTTAGACCTATTCAAATTGAAGTATTTAAAGCAAACAGGGAAGTACTACTACCTAAATAAGATTAAACACAGTGCAGGAGGGAAGTTATCCTCAGGAGTACTAATAGAAATAAACCAATAAAAAAAGACATCACAAAATGGAAACTATAAAAATTGCAGAACTAAGCATAAATACAGATAAGCTAATTTCAGAGATGAAAGCTACTAAGAGTCAAATGGACAAACTGCAAGATGCCCAAAAAGAACTCAAAGAATCTGGACAGGAGAACTCATCTCAATTCATTAAGAATGCAGCAGACTTAAAAGAAACTAAGGCTACTTATAGAAGTCAAGAGAAAACACTCAGAGAAGTATCTACTGCTATCAAAGGATTAACCTCTGAACTAAACAAAGAAGTGAAGTCCTTAGGTGATGCAGAAGCAAATAACAAGGCATTAAGGAAAGCTAGAAGAGATGTAAATGCTACCACTGAGGAAGGAGAGAAAGCACTACAGGAGATTAATTCAAAGATTAATGAGAATACTGCTTTTATGAAAAGTAATCAGGATGCACAAGTAAAACAGAAGATGAATGTAGGTAATTATAGGGATTCAATCTTAGAAGCTACTGGAACACAGGAATTATACACTAAGGGAACTCAGGCTATGACAGCAGCACAAAGATTATCAGCTATTGTAGTAGGTAAATCAACTGGTGCCATGAAGCTGTTTAGAATAGCATTAGCTTCAACGGGAATTGGTCTTATAGTATTAGCCTTAGGTTCTTTGATAACTTACTTCACCCAGACTCAGGATGGTATCAATAAGGTGAATATGGTTCTTACACCTCTTAAAGAATTATTTGGTGAAATAAAAGGTGTAATTGAGGAAGTAGGTGCGTCACTAGCTAAATTATTCTCTGGGGGTGGTATTAAAGCTTTTTTCAATGATATGGCATCTACTGGTGAAAAACTTAAAGAGTCATTTGGTGAAGCTATTAAAAGAGGTAAAGAAATAGAGAATATAAAACAGAACCTATCTAAGACTGAGGCGAAGTTCATCACTCAACAATCCAAATTAAAAAAAGAATTTGAAGAACAAAATAAAATAGCTGAAGACCAGACCAAAAGTAGTGAGGAAAGAATAGAAGCAGCTAAGAAAGCAATAGCAGCACAACAATTAATAGCAGAAGGAAACATAGAGAGAATTAAACAGGAAGCCCGTATTCTTAAATTAAAACAGATGGCTAATGATACCTCTGATGAGGAGAGGGCAGAATTAGCTAGAAAATTAGCAGAGATAGATGAAGCACTTGAAGAGGAAGCATCTAAAACAAAGGAAGCACAAAACAAACTTAATGCAATTAGAAAGACTGCTAATGATAAGGAAGCAGCTGAGAGAAAGGCTAATGCAGATGCTAGAAAGAAAGCTAAACAGGAAGCTATAAATTCAGCAGTTAAACAAATGGAGGATGAAATAACTCTCTTTGAAACTAAGGCAGAAGCTAGAAAGAAAACATCTCAGGAAGAACTCCAATTCATTAAGGATAAGAATGCACAAGAATTAGAACTACTTCAATACAAGAGAAAGAATGAACTTTTAACAGAGAAAGAATTCCAGATAGCTAAGCAGGAATTAAAGAATGAAGAGAAAGCTAAAGAAGCACAAATAGCAGAAGAGGAACTAACAGCAATAGAAGATTTTAATGCTAGAAAGGCACAACTAGAGGAAGAAATCTATTTAGCAGGTTTAGAGACTGATGAAGAAAGAAAACTTTTAGCCTTAGATAAGCAGAAAGAGAAGGATGAAGCAGAGATAGAGAAGATGAAAGTAGATGCTGAGAAGAAAAAAGAACTCATGGCACTATTGGAAGAACAGTATCAACAGAAAATCACTGATATAGAAGATAAGAATGCTGAAAAAAGGGCTAAGAATAAAGAGAAGAGGGCTAAGGAAGAACTTCAAATGAGAGAAGATGTAGCTAATGCTAGGTTAAGTATTGCATCAGGTTTATCTGGACTTCTAAATCAATTAGTAGGTGAAGATGCATCAGCACAAAAAGCAGCACTTTTATTTGAGAAAGGTATAGCAGCTTCCAGAATAATCATTCAAACTCAGATAGCTAATGCTAAGGCTTTGGCGGCTGCACCTCTTACTTTTGGTATGCCTTGGATAGGTTATAATAATATTCAGATGGGTATATCATTAGCATCCATAGCAGCCCAAACAGTAGCAGGATTCCAGAAGATTAATAAAGCCAAAGAACAGGATTCAGGTGGTGGTAGAAAGTTTGCTAAGGGTGGTCTATTACAGGGTAATTCTCATGCAAATGGTGGTATTAAGACCCCTTATGGTGAATTAGAAGGTGATGAAGCTGTGATAAATAAAAAGAGTACTATGAAGTATGGTGGTTTATTAAGTGCTGTGAATATGGCAGAAGGTGGTAGTCCAATAGGTGATTTTAGACCAAGTGGGTTGATAGATTATGATTTACTAGGGGCTAAAATGGCAGAAGCTAATAGAAGTCTACCTAATCCAATAGTAGGCGTTGATGAAATTTCAGAAGTATCACAAAGGTCAGTTTCTATCCAAGAGAAGGCTAGATTTTAAGACCAATATAAAGGATTATAAAAAGGGGTGATGTAAAAGTCCTCTACTGGTTAATTCTGGTAGGGGATTTTTTAATTATTATAGACTGACTCAAAAATACACCTCTAATCCTCTTCCTAAGCCTATATATCTTCAATCTGAGAGACTTTATAGTAATTTTGTTATACTATATCCATTAATTCACAAACCTTTCTTAAAACCCTCTTAAAATGATTATCTAATTTATTGGTTTTTAGATTCATAAAATCAGACTACAAAGAAATATATATATACTAAATATCCCCTGTTATTAGCCTATTAGATGATTCCAGAGGTCTTAAAAACTAGTATAAAACATAATATTTCAGAAGGAGAAACAAATACACTCTATCTTATCTCTCAGCAATTATTCAACTAAAATGATAGTTATATATAGCTTGGTCAATTATAAGGGCTTAAAAACAAGTATAAAACAGTATTCAAAAAGAAGTAAAAGGAAACAAAAAGAAGTAATTAAAAAGAAGTTCTCTATCTTTGCTTCCAAATACTTCCTTATGTATACAGTAAAAGAAGCATCTAAAGAACTAAACATCACTACAAGGGCAGTGACAATGAGGTGTAAGAAAGAAGGTCTCAAAAAGAAGGGAAAGAGTTATATCATTCCTAAAACACTTCTTAATCAGTGGAAAAATCCAATAGAAGAGGAAGCAAAAAGAAGATTCAAAAAGAAGACTCAAAAAGAAGATGATAATTCCGCAGAAGAAAACAATACAGAAACAATAACAGAGGAATTCAATGAAGAGGAATATGAACTATTACAGAAAATAATACACGAATATCCAATGCTTCAAAAAAGACTAGAAGAACAAACAGGAGAGATAAAATATCTAAGGGGTGAAATAACTCATTTAATTGATAGTAATAAGGGGCTAATAAAAACACTTCAACAAAGCAATTTATTACAGGCTAAAGATAAGGGGTATGATAAGGATTAAGTAAGTGGTTAACTGGTGGTTAAGTAAGTAGTTAATTATATGAGTAGAATACCCCTGTATATTATTGATAGAGAGTGGTTTAAATGGGTAGATAGTTATGAATGAACCTTGAAAAAACCTTGAAAAACCCCCTTGAGATACCCTTCTACTAAGATTTTAGTTTAATAATGGGGTTAAAAAAGAAGCCCTGAATGCTTTTGGCTACACACAGGGCTTATAATATTATTCGTACTGAATAACTTCACACACTACAAAAATACAATATATAAAGATTAAAACAAAGTTTTTTAAGCAAAATTAATAATGTTCACTTATATCATTTCTGAACATTCCCTGTGTTTATAGTAAATTAATCAGTTATTCCCTTGTATAATGTTCAGAAATGTTTTATATTTGCTGTAAATAATCATTAAAATAGAGAATATGACAGGAAGTACTTATATAGATTATGATAAAGCACAAACAGTGGGGACTAAACTCATCAGAGGTGATAATCCTGTATTTGGGTTACTCATAGTCACAGGGAGTAATTTAGGGTTAAGAATATCAGACCTATTGAACCTCACATTCAATCAGCTTAGACAGGATGTACTCACTATCAAAGAGGGTAAGACAGGT